AATTCTTTTTCTCTAGCTTCCCAAACTTTTTCGAATTGTTCGGCATAATCATAAAGTGGTGCACCATCCCCTCCATCATACCAAAGTCTTTTGAAATAACCATCAGCACTTTGTTGTGCTGTTTGCGGATCTGTATTCAGATGACCTTTAACCATAAAAAATAACCTATATGCTTCTTTGGTTGTGTACATAAATGTACTTATAAAATGGTAGTGATAACACTTCGAAAAAAAGTGAAAAAAAGTGAAATTAACCGTGTACATTCAATTCGTATTATGATAGGATATACTTATCAAATGAAAGGAAACACTATGTTAAATATCAAGCAAATCATGCAATACTGCGAGTGTAACGAAGATCTTGCAAAAAAGATCGAAGCAACAATGGGTGCTTTAGGTTTTGATTTTTCTGGTTGTACTCAAGAAGAATTTAACGCAGTTGCACATGAGTGTTTTGAATTGATTGAACGTGGTTTTGAGTTGGTATAAGGAGAATTATTATGGCTCATGAAGTAGAAACAATGGCATACGCAGGTGCACTTCCATGGCACGGTCTTGGTACAGAAGTTAGCAATGACTTGACACCAATTCAAATGATGCAAAAAGCTGGAGTCGACTGGGAAGTTGAACAACAAAAAATCGTTACAGAAACTGGTATCGAAATCAAAGACAAAGTTGCTCTTGTTCGTACGTCAGATAATACTTTGCTTGATGTTACAGGTAAAGATTGGAAACCAGTACAAAACGAAGAAGCATTTACTTTCTTCTCAGAGTTTGTAGCTGCTGGTGATATGGAAATGCATACAGCAGGATCTTTAAGAGAAGGTCGTAATGTGTGGGCTTTAGCAAAAGTAAAGGAGTCTTTTGATGTATTTGGCGATGACACTGTTGAGTCTTATCTTCTTTTCTCGAATCCTCATCAATATGGTAAAGCTGTTGATGTTCGTTTCACTCCTATTCGTGTTGTTTGCCACAATACTTTGACATTCTCTTTGCAACAAGATGCAGCTCGTGCTGTGAAAGTTGGTCACCGTACAGCATTCGATGCTGATACTGTAAAAGAAACTCTTGGTCTTGCTTCTGAAAAGTTTGCTAAGTACAAAGAGATGGCTCAGTTCTTAGGTTCTCGTAAGATTACAGCCGAAGCTTTGATTCAGTATTATAACGATGTTTTCCCAACTACATCTCGTAAAGAAGAAAAAACTCCGGTTGTAGTATATGATGATTTATCTAAAGCTGCTAAAATGTGTTACGATGCTCTTGAGACTCAACCAGGTGCTGAGTATGCCGCTGGTACATGGTGGCAAGCATTTAATAGTGTAACATATTACACTGACCACCTACAAGGTCGTAATGCTGAAAATCGTTTACATAATCAATGGTTCGGTTATAATCAGCCTAAGAAAGTTTTGGCCGCAGAAAAAGCAGTACAATATGCTACTGCGGCTTAAATGCTGCTAATATTTGGACCATTGATTTGCTATTTCCTATTAATGTTATACGTAGCATTAATAGGAGCAGCAGGCGATAATGCCTTATTATATTAAATTGGTATTATCAAATACTAATTAGTTATATTATAGTGAAAAAAATTACAAAAAAGTGAAATTAACCGTGTACATTCCTATTTTTATGTGGTAGAAAGGTATTAGATAAAAAAGGAGAATCTAATGTCTACATATAATAATCACTCAACATTTTGCGATTCACATGTCTATTTACTTGAACTCGATATCGCACACGATTCGATTCATACTATTCCCGAAACCGAACAAAAATATGATATCGTATTTAAACTTGTAACCGAAAACGGACCTGCCGGGGGCAATCCTGTTTATAACATCTATTTCTCTTCATTTAATACTATCAAATCATTCCTTCAAGACGAATATAATGATATTATGCCCTTCTTAAATATCGAAGAAAATCTCGATCTCGATCCTGAATCTGCCGGGCTTTACTAAAAAATATTCAATTAACTGTGTACAAACCATTTAAAATGTGGTAGTATAATATATGAACGGAGGAATGACATGTATATAGACACATCAAAAGAACGATCATCTGCTTATATCGGTACTTTTAATATGGATGAAAGTGATCAAAAAGAACTTAAGCAAATTCGTAAAATGGTTAAGAACCTAAATAAAGATTTAAAAGAATTCGGCTATGATTACAGCTATTATGTAAAATGTCAAGGCCGCGGTGTTAATCGTACTGAGCGTATGAAAGCATGGTTGAGTGACAAATACCATTGTCGAATTTCTGATCATTGGGCTCGTGATGCTGGTCAAAGATCTCTCCCTCTCGATATCTCAGATCGAGTCGATGCATACATTTATCGTAGATACTAATCCCTTCCCCTTGGGCTCCTAAAGCAGCTTCGGCTGCTTTCTTTTTTTATAAATAGGAGTAAGTTAGAGGAAATACGATATGCCTAAATTTGTAAAAATGAGTCGAATAGAATGGGAAAAACCCGTTAGTCGTTCTACTGTTACGAGACGTGATGTGTTTGTGGATGCTATTAAGGCAGGTGACCCCGTCAGCGACATAGATGGCAAAGATGTGTATATTGCAAATACAGCCGCAAACATTACTGCTATTGATGATTTTATTAGTGGTAAAAATAACACTCCTACTTTCTCTTTAGATTTAAAAAGCGGCGGGACAATTTTATCAAATAGAATTGGTAAATCTCCGATATTTGGTGGAGCTGGTATAGGCGGAGGATCTACTGGTGATACAGCAAGATTTGAATCCCTTCATTGTTTGTATATCGCTGCAGTATTAGGCGAAGGAACACGAAACGAATTTTCTCATTTTACTTATGAAACTCTTAAAAAGTATCAAGACAAAGTCAAAGTAAGTGAACCATTTGAGAAATATGTTGCTATTGATCCTTCATGGCACGAATCCTCGTATATGATTGCACAAGAATTAATTAAAAAGAAATATGTGACAAAACAGCATACTCTTCATAGAGGTGATGCCGTAATGGATGCAATTTATAAAGCAAAAGATAAAGTAAGAAAATTAGAAGGTAAACCAAGATTAGATAGTGATAAGTGGAATCCTGGTGATATATGGGCCGTAAAGAGTGGAGTAGATCCAAAAACTATTTTCGCGAAAGCAAAAACCCTTAACGAAGTAAATATGCTAATTCTAAAACATTTTCTAGATAAAACTATTGTTGGAATATCTCTGAAAAAGGTTGGTAAAAATAAAAAAGTAAAATTATCAGAATATAATATAGAAGAAAAAATATTAGATACACACAGATTTTCAAAAGTAACTCTTGAGACTGCAGCAGGAAAAGGTATCTTTTCTTCTAAATATGGTTTCTTTTATTTTGATGGCGCAAAGAAAGCAGACATGAGAGCACCTAATTTGTATTCGGCTCTTAATATGGAATTACAAGGAAGTGGAGCACGTGCAGGTAGAGTTGGTTATGGTCAGTTAATGTATTCGGTTGCAACTCATTTAAAAACAGTTTTACCAGCAAATAAAGATCTTGTATCGCAGGCTAAACTAATGGAAAAAGAAAAATCCCCATCAAAACTTTCAAAGGATTTTTATAAATTAGTAAAAAAGATACATCCACAAATAAAAGAAGATGAATTTATGATGGAACTTCAGACTAAACGCGGTGATGCTATTCATGCTCTATTAGCTGCAGCACACATAGGAGCTGCACTTATGAGTGCTAGTCGTACACAAAGAGATGCGTTTACATCTGAAGTAGTAAATGTTATGGCTGCGAAAACAAACGATTCGTCAGCATATGTAAAAGCGGAGCAAGCATAATGGCACGTTCACAATTTATGGACTATGTCCCGATCCAAATAGCATCAGGTAAAGTATTTGAAACATCATCTCTTCATAAGTTTGGTGCTGTACCTTCTATGGGTGTAAACCAATCTGGAACAATTTGGGACATCGATGATACTAATTATCCTTGGTCAGCTTTTACAACTGCTGGTGTTCTTACGGTTCCTGCTGTTGATGCTGCAGATAATGGGCACACGGTAACTATTATTGGATTGGACGCAGACTTTAATCCACTAGAAGAAACCATAACAGCTTCTTCTGCTACGACTACTACAACGACACAAGAATTTAAAAGAGTTTTTCGAGCATTTTGTACAGCTGGTGGTGATACTAATGCCGGTAATATAGACATCCAAAAAGACGGGACAACTGTTGCAAGAATAACAGCTGGTAAGGCTCAAACTCTAATGGCCGTTTATACTATTCCAGCAGGTTATACAGGATTTCTAATGCAAGGTGTCATGACTGTTGGCGCCAATGCGGATGCAACAGGTGATATGTTTGTAAGATATTTTGGTCAGGATACATTTAGAGTTGGACATTCATTTGAAGTGTCAGGTATGGGTGGTCCATATAGATACCCATTTTCTATTCCGGTTATGATTCCTGAGAAATCTGATATTGATGTCCGAGCTTCTTTGCGAAGTAATAATGCACGTGTTACTGCAGCATTTGATATAATTTTAGTTCAAAGAACGGTGTTTTAATGGAAAACTTTAAGTCACATTTATCCGAACAAAAGAATACTCATATGACTCATATTGAGGATAAAGTAATTTATGGTGGCGTAAAAGGCACGCGCGATGCTATTATGGCTCTGCGGTCTTTACGAGATATGTTAAAAGGAGAACACAGTGGTTCTGTTAGTGTTAAATGGGATGGCGCTCCTGCTATTTTTGCTGGCATTGACCCTAATGACGGACGTTTCTTTGTGGCAAAGAAAGGGATTTTTAACAAGAATCCCAAAGTCTATAAAACTCCTGCTGACGTTGACGCTGATACAAGCGGTGATCTTGCTGACAAGCTCAAAATTGCTTTGCGAGAGCTCCCAGCCTTGGGTATCAAAGGTGTCGTGCAAGGTGACTTCCTATATGGACCTGGAGATGTAAAAACAACAAAGATCAATGGAGAATCTTATGTTACATTTCATCCTAATACTATCGTCTATGCGGTACCAAGCCAGTCGCCTGGAGCTGCAGCTATTAAGAAATCTAAAATTGGAATTGTCTGGCATACAACTTATAAAGGTAATTCTTTCGAATCTATGCGAGCTTCGTATGGAGTTGATGTCTCTAAATTTAAATCAACTCGAGCTGTGTGGTCACAAGACGCAATGCTCAGAGATCTAACAAATGTAACTATGTCTAAAAGTGATACAGAGGAAGTAAATGAATATCTATCGCAAGCTGGTAAAATTTTTAACAAAATCTCAGGAACAACTCTCCGACAACTCGAACAACAGGAAGAGTTACAGAAGCTCATTGAAACCTATGGAAATACCTTTGTCAGAGCAGGCACAGTCATTGGAAATACAAGACGACATGTATCTGGCCTTATTTCATGGATCAAACAAAGATACCAAAAAGAAATAGATGCACGTAAAACTGAAAAAGGTAAGACTGCACAACAAAAGAAACTCGATGCAATATTAAACTTTTTTAGCCCACAGAATAGAAAAAGTTTAGAACAGATGTTCGAATTGCAAAAAGTTATAGTTTTAGCGAAATTAAAACTTATAAATATACTTAACAAATTAGCAAAGATTAAAACCTTTGTTAAGACTCATAATGGATATAAGGTAACCGGAGAAGAAGGTTACGTTGCTATTGACAAAATTGGTGGTGATGCTGTTAAGATTGTTGATCGTATGGAATTTTCATACAATAACTTCAGCAAAGATATATTAAAGGGATGGGATAAACCAACGAGGAAATAAGATGCCGGTAGGTTTCAAAGATTATATGACCGTCGACTATAAACCTGGTGAAGACGATCAAATCAAATATAATGCACAAAAACGCAAACGTGCAGATGTAGAAGAAGAGAATACTGACGAGGCTTTATCATTAGCAGCTCGTCGTAAGCGTTCTCGTGATATGCGCAAAAATAAGAACAAATTAAAAGTGGCTCGTAAAAGAGCTATGAAGCGTGTGGCTAATCCTGAACGTATTAAAAAGCGTGCTCGTAAGCAAGCTATTAATATGATCTATAAAAAGTTAACAAAAGGAATGTCTCGTAGTGATTTAACTGCAGCTAAAAAAGCTGAGTTAGAAAAACGTATTGAGAAGATGAAACCTAGAGTTAATCGTCTTACAAGAAAGATACTTCCTCAAGTACGCAAGGCGGCACACGGTCAAAAATGATTAATAGATTTAGTCAATACTTAGTTGAAGAAGAAAAGGTGGGTTATTTGGTCTTTGGCCGAATGAACCCTCCTACCATTGGTCATGGTAAGTTATTAGACAAACTCGCTAGCGTAGCTGGTCGAGCTCCTTATCGTATCTATTTGTCGCAATCAAATGATAAGAACGATAATCCACTTACATATTCAGATAAAGTAAAATTTGCTCGTAAGATGTTTCCTCGTCATGCGAGATCTATTATTATCGATAAGAAAGTGACAACGCCATTTCATGCTTTGTCTGCTATGTATGATGCAGGATTTAAAAAGGTTATTTTAGTTGCTGGTTCAGATCGTGTACAAGAATATGATGTACGATTAAATAAGTATAATGGTAAAAAGGGTGGCCATGGTTTTTATAACTTTGACGGCGGTGTAAAGATCGTAAGCGCAGGACAAAGAGATCCTGATAGCAAAGGTGCAGAAGGCGCATCTGGTACTAAGCAAAGAGGTTATGCTAAAGATAATGACTTTACAGGATTTGCACAAGGATTAACAAAAGCTATTTCTAATCCTGATTCTCGTAAAATGTTTAATGCCGTACGCAAAGGCATGGGTCTGAAAGAACAAAGGCAATTTAAAAATCATGTACAATTAGAACCAGTTTCTGATTTAAGAGAATCATATATTCGAGATAATATCTTTGAACTTGGTGAATCTGTTGTTATATCAGCTAAAGGTATTGTAGGAACTATTAAACATCTTGGTACAAATTATCTTATTGTTGAATCAAAGGGTGAAACATGGAGATGTTGGCTAGATCAAGTTTCAAAAGTAGATCCTAATCCAGAAATTAAAATGGATGTTGCAGATTTTTCATTACCAAAACCAATGGCTGAATCTTTAACCGAAAGATATGATATTGGTACTGATGAATATAAGAAACACGCTTATAAAATGACACCAGGCCAAAAAGAACAAGCATCCGCACAAGATCCTGATATAAAGGACCGCGAAGGAAGTCAGCCTAAACGTTATCATGCTGGTCTTAAAAAGGCAACAAAGGTTGCACGTGATAGACATTTTAAAAAGCATGGTAAAAAAGCTGATAATGATGCTAGTGCATATAAACCAGCACCTGGAGATAAAACCGCAAAAACCAAAACTTCTGTTTGGACTAAAAAGTTTAAACAAATGTACGGAGACGACTAATGGAAAATATGAAACTTCCAATTGCTTTAGTTGTTGCCATGGTCGCACAAATATCTGCTGGCGTATGGTGGGTATCTCAACAAGCTGCTACCATTACTTCTTTAGAAGCCACAGTATCTGAAATGAGTTCGAAAATGGCTATCGAAGAAAATGTAAATCTTCGTAGAGACGTTGATGAACATCATAATGAAATCGATGAATTGTGGGAAGAGACTGAATATCTATGGGAAATGGAACAATCTCTTAATATGATTTTACAGCAACAAATAGAAATAAAAGGCCGCATATCAGTTCTTGAGCATGAATTAAACTATATTAACAGAGATCATAATAATATGCTTGATATGAAAGGCGGGATGGACTAATGATACATTTTAAAGAATATATCAAAGAAGATAAAGCAGGTAGTTCACTTGCCGATAAGTCTAAAAAGTCAGGTATTTCTGTAGATACATTACGTAAAGTATATAATCGAGGTGTAGCAGCATGGAAAACTGGTCATAGACCAGGAACAACACCATCTCAATGGGGACATGCAAGAGTTAATGCCTTTATTGTCAAAAAGAAAAAAGGTGGTCTTAACCACGATAAGGATTTAGCATAATGCCATTAAAAGTTTCACACGGAATAAAATCTTGGATTGATGATTTTCAACAGTCAAAAGATAAACGATTTGACGGTAAATCTGCTGAGAAGCGGAGAGAAATGGCTATTGCCGCATATATGGCTGCAAAGCGTGAACAAAAAGAAAACGTTAGATCAGCAGATAGTAAACCACAAGTATTTACGAAGCCTGATGGTAAAAAGGGTATACGTATGGTACCGGTAGATCGTGCAGTTGTGAAACAAGAAAAAAATCTTGAATGGCTAAAAGCTGCACTTGAAGCACAAGCACGTAAAGCTAAACCATGTGATGAAGATGTAGAAGAAACTTCTGAAGCTAAGGTTGATGAACTATCAATGAGCTTAAAGGATATTAAAAAGACTGGTTTAAATAAAGCCGTAACTGCTAATAAAGAAAAACTTAAAAAAGATCTTGAAGCTATGAAAGCCAAATTAAATAAAGAAGCTAAAGTTGATGAAGTTTCACTGGACACTGCAAAATCCGCGTATGTTAAGCGTAAGATAAAAGCTTATGATGCAGCAGCACAGGGTTCAATGGATTATGCTAAAAAACAAATGGCAAAGGCTCGCAAAACAAAAGCTTATATCGATAAACGTGAATCAGTAGAAGAAGCTACTATGTCAACTAAAACTGGTCGTAAACAAGCCGCGGCCGATGCAGTAGCACACCATAAAGCAATGGTGAAAAAATGGGGTATAAGTCACCCAGCAACTAAAGATGCTGAAAAAGCTGCAAACTACCATATGAAAAAAGCTAATGAAGTTCTTGACCGTCCAGGTGCATTAGATAGTTATAGAAAAAAGGCTGATGCAAGCGGTAATAGAGCACGTAACTCTGCTACTCGTAAAATTCTAACACAACCTAAAAACGGTAAAAGACCTGATCATTCTGATGAATTGAATACTATGCGTAAGCGTAATAAAGGTCAAGACATGGCGGACAGAGCTGCTAATAGACATTTCCGCAAATCTCTTGGTTTAGGTTATAATAGCAAAAAAGAATCAGTTGAGCTAGATGAAAAGAAATACGCAGCTAAATCTGCTGAAAGACATAAAAATCTTATGAAGCAAGCAAGATCTGATATGAAAAATGCTACATCTCATTCTGACATGATTAAGCATATGAATAAGTATCAGTCTGCAAAGAAAGCTCATGATCGTGCAACACGTGCCCAGTTTGATGAAAACAAAGTTGATGAAATCTCAAATGCCAAGATGGGTCAATATGTACGTAAAGCAACTGATGATGCAGCACGTAGAGCTATGGATGCTGGTGAAAAAGCAGGCCGAGGCGATTCAAAGGGTTTCGGTAAACAAATGGTAAAGTCACGTCAAAGAGTTAAAGGCGTACATAAAGCCATGGATAAGATGGACAAAAACAGATTGTACGGGAGACAATAAAATGAAAACCTTTTTTCAATTAAGAGAAAATCTAGAAGAACGTGAATATAAAGCGTTAATCGAACAAGAAATTACTGATAGAATGTTTGAAGCAATGGTAGAAATCATTGATGAAGCAGATGCTTGGGATGTTGTAGAATCCAAAATCGATGAATTAAGCATTGACACAATGAAAAGCTATAGAACAAAGGCCAAGGCAGACGTTGCAAAACGCGGTGCTGTAGCAGACATTAAAGATAGACAGGTGAAACGTCGTGAAGGCGATGGATATGTTCATAAAGATAGCCCTGCTGCGCGATATAAAAATACTGTTCGTAAAGATTATAGAAATTTAGCTAAAGCTAAAATCGCTGTAAAAAAAGCAAATAGTTAAACAAGAGAGCTAAAATGACTACGACGAGAGAGCATCTTTTAAATATTCGTGGAATAGTTGAAGCTAAAGATCCTGGTGAATACGACCAAGAAGGTGATATGGCTAAGACACAACTTAAGACCATGATGGATGCCGCACAAGAATTGTATGATATGATGGGCGATGATGATAATTTGCCTGAATGGGTGCAGTCAAAAATTACAAAAGCGACTGATTATATCGATACGGTCAGAGATTATTTAAAGAGTAATAATGATGATTAAGTTTAAAGCTTTTATGGAAGCAAACAAATCTCGAACAGATAGTCAAAAAACTGCAGCGGCTGATGCTATGCTAGGTAAAGATCATCCATATAGTTCTACAAATATTGCTAGACGTAAATGGGCTAAAACACAAGCAAGAGTTCAAGCATATAAAAAGAGAATTCAGCAAGCAAATGAAGAAAAACACCCAGCTCTAAAAAGAGCTGGTGTATCTGGATTTAGTAAGCCTAAACGTACTCCTGGCCATCCAACTAAATCACATATTGTTGTGGTTAAAGATGGAGATAAAGTGAAAACAATTCGCTTTGGTCAACAAGGTGTATCAACAGCTGGAGCTCCTAAAAAAGGAGAATCAGATAAACAAAAAGCAAGACGCAAATCTTTTAAAGCCCGTCACGCAAAGAATATTGCAAAGGGTAAAACCAGCGCAGCGTACTGGGCGGATAAAGAGAAGTGGTAAATGAAACAGCAACTGTCTTTGGAGCCAGAACTAACCATGAGCATGGAAACAAGACTCGATAGAATCGAGGAGAAACTCGACAGCTTAACTGAAGCAATGGTCGCATTGGCCAGGGCAGAAGAAAAAATTGCTGGAATTAAAGAAGATCAACTTATGATGTATGAACGAGTCAATCGTTTGTCAGCTAAATTAGATGATGTAGAAAGGGTGGTGCAGGCTAACCACGTAACAGTGACAACTATTAATAGATTATTCTGGGTCGCTATTGTGGCCGTAGCAGGATCTATTGCAGCCCAACTATGGATGTAAGGAAAGTAAAATGAAAACACAAGACATTAAAAATATGGGCCAAGCTCTGCAACAGGTCCAAGAAAGTTCAAAAGCAGCATTAGCAAAGAAACTTGCTAAGGCATCGCAATCATCTGAAAAAGGTAAAGCAGCAGTAACTCTGCCTAAAGCACCTTTTGAGATCCCAAAGAAAGATGCTAACGAAGCTTTAAAAGGTGATCAGCATAAACTAGACCATGATAAAGATGGTGATATTGATGCAGCCGATTTTAAAGGCCTTCGTAATAAAAAGAAAAAAGATAAAGCTGAAGTAAAGCCTCGTCAGGAAACAGATACTGATAAAGGAAATGTAGGAGCAAATATGGAAAAAACTGAGTCAACTCGTTGGCCGGTATATGCTCGTATCATGGAAAAAGCTACTCATAAAGGTGGCACACCTCCAGAAGAAATGGATTCAAAAGATTCACCTACTGCAAAAAAGATGAAAGCCGATCATAAGCCTGAAGTAAATGATACTGAAGAAAAAGGCCATCAGGATGCAGTAGATGCTGGACGTAAAGGACCAAATGGCCAGGCTCGTCCAAATGACCAGAAAAAAGGTGATACAAAAATTGTAAACCCAGTACAAGGAGCAGTAACAAGTGGCTCAAATTAATCCTCCAAGTTGGGCAAAGAATGCTATCCCAACAAAACACGGCTGGATGGATCCACGTACTAAGCGTATTGTAAAAATTATAAACATCGCTGAGCAAGACATAAAAGATTATTTAGGCATAGTTGAAAAGCCGGATCGTCGTAAAAAGGTTCCAGCTCAGCCATTAGAAGAGCCAAAAGAATTAACTTTAGAAGGATCAGAAGATGATTAAAGCCCCAGCTTGGGTTGCATCACAAGGCGGTGTGCCCACAGAAAAAGGATGGAAACATCCAGATCGTAATGAAATTCTTCTACCAAAGAAATTTACGCAAGCTCAAATTAATGAGTACATGAATGGTACAAATTGCAATTGCGTTGATTGTGATTGCGATCCATGTACATGTGGAGAAAAAGAAGTGACAGAAGAAGTTGTACAATTAAATGAAGCGCCAGCAAATAATACTTCTCTTGAAGACATGACTAAAGTAGAACTAGAGGCTCTTGGTCGTGAGCATGGTGTAGAATTAGATCGTAGAAAAACAAAAACTACATTAGTAGAAAGAATGAAAGGTATTATCGGACGTTAATAAATAAGTTTAATTGTAACTTATTTAGAGATTTAAATTATGGAATTTAATGAAGTAACCGAGGATAACTTACTTCTATATGCGGCTAAGAATTATTATAATCCTCTGGGCGCAAGTTCGGAGGATTTTTATGAAGATCTTAAGAGATTTAAATATCTTAAAAGATTAGTGAATCGATATATTACACACGGCGAATTGTCTGAGAGATTAATACTTAATCATCTTATTGTAATTTTTAATATGTTTGGTATTGAAGCCGGTTGTAAAATATTAGAATTAAAATTAAATCCTGGGCATTGGCCTATCATAAAACCGTTTTTAATTTTTTTAAGATATATTGAAAATACTCAATATACCGAATATGAAATGAATGAAAACGTAGTAGAAGTACTAAGGAAAATCTAATGGCAACAAATCCTAAGTATAGCAGATATAACGACGTTGCTAATCCAATGGGGATCCCTCCTCATGATTACATCGTTAATACATATGATGCTAGTAATAATCTATTGACAGCCACTTATTATAGAGGTGGTTCTTCTGGAGAAACTGTCGGTAAACTAGTTATGACTTATGACGCAAATGATAATGTTCTTACAGTTGAAAGGACAATTTAATGCCGTATAAGTTTAATCCTCTTACCGGTAAGTTTGATCAGGTTAGTGTTAACACGGTTAGTGTTACAAGTGAGGTTCAGACGTTGGACTTGACTAACGATACGCTTTCTATTAGCAGCGGTAATAGTGTTGATCTATCCGGTTATGTAGATGCTGCAACTATCAACACTACACTAAATGAAACAACAGTAATTCAAAACATCGTTGATGGATCAGGGTGGAACTTACCTGGACCATTTACTAACGAAGCTAATGCTGCATTAGGTGGTGTAGCTATAGGACAAGCATACTATGATAATGGTGGTACGGTGAGGGTGAGACAAGCATAATGGGAATTGTTAAAAGAGCAGCTGATCTAGTTTATACATTTAGATTTCTTAAGTTGCTTGTAACGCCATTTGAAAGCACTGAAGCTTTTAAAATGGGACTAATAGATGCAAAAGGCAAAAAACTTCGGAAGGCTGAAACTCCTGAAGAAAAAAATGCTTATACTCCTTTTCATCGATTAGTTTATAATATTAAAAAATTAATACCTGGCGGTAAGATTGGTTCATATGCTTCTGCTCTATATCTCATTAAAGAGCATGGTAAAATGTCTGATCAATCAGTCGAAAAGGTTATTAAAGAATTAGGTTTAGATCCATTAGATTTTCTTAATGAATCGAATACTTGGTTCTTACTAGAAGACAAAATGCTTTCTCCTGGAATGTATAGAGTTCAAGGAGCAAAGATGTTAAACTCTACGTTTGAAGAAATGGTAAAGCCAAAAGATCAAGTACGAGTTTTAGAAGATTGCTATCCTGTTGGTGATGTATTAGGTATTGATATTTACGAAGCAATTCATATTAATACAAATCAAAAAGTTTATATCTCATCAATGGAGCTAATTAGATGACAGAATGGGTTTGCGGAGTTTGTAATAACGAACCATGTACATGCGAAGATATTTCTGAGGCTGGTCGTAAAGCTCAAGAAGATATGGGTGGTACTACTACTGCTTCTGTTGTAGGAGCTGGAGATAATCCTACAGGAACTGTTGTTATAGATAAACGTAGACGCAAAGATAAAATGCCTCGTGTATTAAAAAGGTTTAGGAAGTACCTCGACTCAGATGCTTAGAATATATTTGTTTTTCTTTTTGATGGCTACATTTGGTGGAATTGGTTATACAGCATATTGGTATTATCAAAACACCCAAGCCGAGTTAGAACAACTTAAAGCAAATAATATTTTACTTGAAAACGCGACTGAAACTTTAGAAAATACCGTACAAACTTTACAAGACGAAGCAGATGCTAATGCGTTGCAAATTGTAGAATTACAAGAAGCATTACAAAAGTCAGAAGCCGGACTTGATAGGCTTAGAAAAAGATTTACTGAAATTGATATTACAAGAGAAGCGTTAGAAGATCCTGCTGATCTTGAACGGAGAATTAATCGTGGCGTTGAAAGACTCATCGAAAATATATTATCTGATACCACTCCTAATGTTGACACTGACAGCATGCGCGAAGACGCCGGAGAAGGTAGTAGTAACTGAAAAAGAATTTGTTTATCCAAACATTCCTCTTCAAGCTGCACCTAAACCTGTTGATATGCCAGATGTTCAATGGTTTGTTATTAACGAAGATAATCTAGAAGAATCAATCGAAAGAATAAAAGAAGCTGGTGGCGTTGCTGCTTTCATGGCTATTACACCAAAGGGATATGAAAACTTATCACTTGGTATAGCCGATATACGTAGATATATCCTACAACAAAAAGAAATTATTGCCTATTACGAGACACAAATTTCTAATATGGACAAATAAAAAAATTTAATTCTTTTTACAATATCTAGCCGTTTTTATATAAAATATAGCAGATATTGCTATTTACAAAGACGTGGTTTTGATATATAATACCACAAGAAAAAAATCATTTATATAAGGAAATTGCAATATGGCAACAGCTTCTGTTGACACACGTAGACTTTTGTCCGAAACAAAATTCTACGATAGTTACTCACGCTTTAACGACGAAAACGAAAGATATGAAACCTGGGAGGAAGCTGTAGATCGTGTGATCGAAATGCACGCCAACCAATATAAAGAAAAAGCAAATGGATTGATTCCATATTTAGAAGAAGCTAGAAAAGCCTATAAAGAGCAAAGAGTTTTAGGAGCGCAACGAGCCCTTCAGTTTGGTGGAGAACAGTTGCTAAAACATCAAATGAGAATGTACAATTGTACTTCTTCATATGCAGATCGTGCTGCATTCTTTGGTGAAATTTTCTATATCCTATTATGTGGAGCTGGTGCAGGATTTTCTGTACAAGAACATCATGTCGCTAAATTACCAAAGGTAACGGCTCGTACTAAACCAGCAAAGACTCACGTAGTTACAGATGATATTGAAGGATGGGCAACAGCTGTTGACGTTCTTATGTCTTCTTATTTTACAGATGGAGGCAAATATCCTGATTATGCTGGTCGTCGTGTATATTTCGATCTATCAAACATTCGACCAAAGGGTGCAAAGATTTCTGGTGGATTTAAAGCACCAGGTCCTGATGGATTACGCCGTGCTCTTGATAATATCGAACATTTGCTATATGCGGTAATCGGAGATTCAAAAGAGCCAGTAGCTCTACGTCCTATCAATGTATATGATATTTGTATGCATGAAGCCGATGCTGTTCTTTCAGGTGGTGTACGTCGTTCAGCAACTATTTGCTTGTTCTCACCAACTGATGAAGAAATGATGAGTGCAAAAACGGGTAATTGGTTTGTAGATAATCCACAACGTGGACGTTCAAATAACTCTGCGGTAATTGTACGCGATGAAACTACTGAAGAGCAGTTTGGCCGTATCATGAAAAAAGTAAAAGAGTTTGGTGAACCTGGTTTTGTATTTGTGGAATCAACTGAACATACGACAAATCCTTGTGTTGAGATTGGAATGTTCCCCCAAATCGATGGAGTATCTGGTTGGCAAGGATGTAATCTTACAGAGATTAATGGCGGTAAATGTGTAACTAAAGAAGATTTCTTTACTGCGTGTCGCGCTGGTGCGATCCTTGGTACACTCCAGGCAGGATACACAGATTTTAAATTCTTACCAGATACAACAAAAGCAATCTTTGATCGCGAAGCATTATTAGGTGTTTCAATCACAGGATGGATGAATAATCCTGACATTTTATTTAATCCAGAGATTCTGGAGGAAGGCGCAAATATTGTCAGACAAACAAATAGAGAAGTTGCAGAAGTTATTGGAATCAACCCAGCGGCTAGAACGACTTGTGTTAAGCCATCGGGTAATGCTTCGGTTCTATTGCAAACTGCTAGTGGTATTCATGCTGAGCATTCTAATATGTATATTCGTAATGTTCAGATGAATAAAGAATCTGAGGTAACTCAGGCAATTCAAAAAACAAATCCTCATATGGTAGAAGAATCAGTTTGGTCAGCAGGTGGTACAGACGTAGTTGTGTCATTCCCTATTCTGCCAAAAGAAGGATCAATGCTCAAAGATGAATTGATTGGCGTAGACCATCTTGAAAAAGTTAAACTAGCTCAAGAACATTGGGTAAATGCTGGTACAAACGAAGAGCTATGTGCTGATAAAGGTATTCGTCATAACGTATCAAATACAATCATCGTAAAAGATTGGGATGAAGTTGAAAGCTATGTATTTAAGAATCGTCGTAGTTTTGCAGGTATTTCTTTCTTATCTTCTATGGGTGATAAAGACTTTAACCAAGCTCCAAATACTGGGGTTATTGATGCAAATACGATGGTTGATAAATACGGTACGGCTGCCATCTTTGCGAGTGGCTTAGTTGTTGATGCGCTTAATGCGTTTGATAATCTTTGGACTGCATGTTCTACGGCTCAAGGTATGGGTGAAGATCTATCGGTTGAGTCTACGCAAACGGCATTGAAGAAAGATTGGATTCGTCGCTTTAATAACTTTGCAAATAACTATCTTGATGGCAATTTAAAAGAAACTGAATATTGTTTGAAGGATTCGTATTTGCTACATAAATGGAATAAAATTAATGCGAACTTCAAGGATATTAATTGGGAACAAGACCTGACCGAGAAGAAGTACACTGATGTTGATACATTAGGTGCAGCAGCTTGTGCAGGTGGAGCTTGCGAGATTGACTTTTAATGGTTGAATACACATATCTAACTGAATGTCATTTTTGTGGTGAAGAATCAGAGATCTATACAGAAGGAGAATTAGGCGTAGACTATTGTCCTTTCTGTGGAGAGCCAACAAATGCCATAGAATTAGACTCTGACGGATAATATACATACCCTTATGTGGGTTTATAATAATAAAGAATTTAACGAAACCCCTGAAGAATTTCAGGGGTTTGTTTATATGATCACCGAAAAAGATACCGGTAAGAAATATATCGGTAAAAAGTTTTTCTGGAAACCGAAGGTTTTGCCAGTGACGAAGTCACGCAAACGTCGGATTCGTACGAGAGTTGAGTCTGATTGGCGCACATATTACGGATCAAGTAAAGAAGTAAAAACTTTGGTTGAAGAAAAAGGAGAAGACAATTATATAAGAGAGATTCTTAAACTCTGTAGAACGAAAGGAGAATGCTCTTATTATGAAGCTAAATATCAATTTGAGTTTGACGTGTTATTGAGCGATGAATATTACAATGAATTTATTGGATGTAAGATTCATTCTAAGCATGTCCGAATATAAATAATTTTATTATAGAGGATGAAATGCCAAGATTAGTATATGAAGTGATTCGCCGAGCGAAGAATAAACGTAATAAAGAAGATAAAATTAAAGCTCTACAAGAAGACGAAACATGGGCTTTGAAAGATATTTTACGAGGAGTATATGACTCATCCGTAGAATTTAATCTCCCAGAAGGAGATCCTCCATACACAGCAAATGAAGAACATAATGCTCC